AATCTAAGACAGATGCAAATTGATCCAACCAACGTTGTAAACTTAGTGTAACAGGAGTACCTGATGTAGGCCCAGTTTGGACTGTATATCCAGCTGCTGTTCCTTTATAGGTATAACTAGCAGCTAAATTTAGAATGTCCGAAAACTCTGTTAAAATTTCAGTATTCCCAATGACAGGAGCACCTTCTTCTAGGGTGCCATTGCCTATATATAGCTGACGAGTATCAGTAGACCAACCTAGTTCGGCTCCTGCTAATTGAGGTAAATCTGTATTTAATCCCAGTCGGTTGGTGATCTGAGAGATTTGGACGATTGCCATTACGTTATTCCTTAGTATTAAGTATTTAGCTAATCGTGTAATAGAGTTCTAAACGTTTCCACCACTCTTGTTCCCAACGATCAAAATCCTTGGGTTCTAATATAAATTCTTGATATTGTGGGCGATCTGTTGGCTCCATGGTAGTAGAATCTACTGGAGGTTTAACACACATTAATACTACACCCTTGCGTATTTTTGTTCCGTAAACCTCATTGTGGGCAAGTGCATATGCTACAAGTTGTAGGAAATAATCATCTATCCATTCTACCTTTTTGGGCTTATTCGTCTGTTTATAGTCGAGAATACTTTCTTCACCCATGTGCAGGCCGCATCCATCCGTGGTTCCGGCATATAATTGTGGGAAATATAAGGGAATTTCTACTCCCCATATTTCATTTACATTCTTAAGACCGTCTTCAATAACGGTCTGTGCCATTTTGTGACTTGCCCAGCTGTATGGATTTGTCCCTCTTTCACTTATTACACCATTGCGAATGTAATCTTCTAGGTATTTGTGCATTCTAGTGCCACGATTGGCAGCTTCTGTAGTAATAGCTTGCGCTCGTTCTGCTCCAACTGAATTACGCCAGTTTTGTAAAGATTGCTTTTTTTCTTCAGGCTGAGTAGCACCAAGAATAGTTGTTACTGAAGGAACTCTACGCCCATCTGGCGTTTGATATAAACGTTTTCCAGCTTCGGTAGTGCGTGATAAGTCTTTATAATTAAATTTAGGTATATACATTATACTAGTTTAACTTAGTGCTGCACTAATATCAAGTTAAATGGTGAAACTTTCTCCACAACCACAGCGGGCTACTTCTTTTGGATTGATAAAATCAAACCCTTCGTTAAGTCCCTTGCGAACATAATCAATCTCAAGTCCGTCAATATAAACTAAATCTTTCTGAGTAACCCAGACTTTAGCTCCGCTTCCGATATCATATTCTACCCAGTCCCAATCACACGGAACTTGATCCACATACTCAAGCACATACGCAAGTCCAGAACATCCAGTTGTTTTTACGCCGACTTTAATGCCTTGTCCACTGCCACGTTTAGCAATATTGCTAATTATTTTGTTTGCTGCTGTTTCTGTTATTGTAATCATTTCTTTGCTTTTTTAACTGCCATCATAAATTTTAGGTCACTTACATAGTCTTTAAACACTTTACCATCTAAGTGATCTACTTCGTGTAGAAAACATTTGGCGTCAAGTTCACTGAATACTGTACTATGTTCCGCACCATCAATATTTCTCCAACGAGCATAAACATATTTTGGCCTAGTGATAGTAAGATCTACTTTAGGAAAACTTAAACATCCTTCCCTATGTTCCCAGAGTTCTTCTGATAATTTGTTTATATCTGGATTTACCAAGACTAATTGTTTACCTGCATACACGCCATTTTGTACATTCATCGCCATAACGCGGTATGAAATACCTATTTGATTGGCAGCAAGTCCCAATGCCATTTGACTATCCATAGTATCAAGAAGATCTTGACTTATGTTTTTAACCGGAGGATTATTGAAGTCCCACTGTTGGCATGGTTTTAGTAGAATCGGATCCGGCCACTTCAGTATTTTGTGTATCATGTTTGCTTATATAATCTTTTACGGCTGCTTTTATGGCGTCCTCTGCCAAAATTGAACAATGGATTTTAACGGGCGGAAGTGCCAATTCTTGGGCAATGTCTGTATTTCTAATTCGTCCAGCATCTTCAAGAGATTTTCCTTTGACTCACTCAGTGACCAAAGAGGAGCTTGCGATTGCTGATCCACAATTGTGTGATCCAACTCTATTTGTGAAAAATACATGAGCCCCATCCTCTAATTTTAAATCATAAACTATTACATTTTTGCCATCACGCTCACACCCACGTAATTCGTTATAGTGTGTTATTGGTGATATATTCATTATTTTCATACCATTGTGTACAAAGTTTTGAACTTGTGACAATGCATTTTCTATATCTTCTATAGCTAAAAATAAAGATTCATACCCAGCAGAATTAAGTTGAGTTCTACGATTGGCTATATAATCAGACTCGTCTGATCTATCTTGCATAAACTTAGGCATTTTTTTAGTATATACTTCTATACATTTTTTCTTGCCTGGCACAATAAAATCAGGGCTTGCCGGTCCAATATTTGTTTGTATCCAAACTTTACCTGAACTCCATGTTACAGCAACATTATTTGACTCAAATAACTCTATGTATTTTTGCTCAATGCTAGTTGGATTTTTCCAATTTATCTTTGACATGCCATGTTGCCAGTTTTTAATGTATGATGGATCTTGCCAATTTTTAATAGAAGATGCACTTATTTTTTTGCTAAACTCTTCGGAATGAACATAACCCTTTTGATTTTGAGGAAGAATCGAATGATCAAAAGCTTGGTTAAATTCTTTCATTCTTTTACTATTTAAATTTTTTAATTCCTTTCTATGACGAATATTAGTCAATTTTCTTAATTCGTATTCTGTTATTTCATATAATTCATTGCCAATCAGTAAATCTTGGGCAAGTATTGGTTTATTATCATGATTCCAAAAAACATGTTCTTTTGTACAGATTAAAGAAAATTTACTCGGTCTCATATTTTTACGATGTGATTCTCTTTGAAAAGTTATTTTTAATAAGTCATCTGTATGCACACTATGAGTAATTATTTCTTTAATTTTTTGATTGACAATATTTTCTCCGTTCCAAGCAAGAACTTCGTCTCCAATTTTTAAATCAGAAATTTTCTTTGCTTTAGTAGCAGTATTAACCTCAGTATTGCTAGTCAAACACCCATATGTTTTAAATCGTGCATCCGTGATAATGCCATCTTTAACCTTTATCTGTAACTTCATCACGTCACCACAAGCCGGTGCTCCAACCATACCAGTGCCAACGTTATCTTCGTCTTTAGCAAAGGATCCTACGTTACGAGGATTCTCATAATGATCTAAAACTTTTTCACTGTAAGCCATATAACTCTTTTATTTACCTTTGAATAATCCAGTAAGTTTTGCTTGGATGTTTTTGGCAAAGTCTGGTTGTGGGAAATTCCATCCAATAAATGCGCCTACTGCAAGCCATAATAATGTTTCAAACATGATAACTCTCCTTTTTGGTATTGCTGTTGTACTTATACTTGATTAATTAGGCACCAATACAGTAACATAACAGTTACAATTATTATCTAACATTTGCTCGTGATGATATCCGTATGGAGCAGCAGGCGGTGATGTATATACAGGATCAGGCTGCACATATACTGGCGCTGGTTGAACATAGACAGGCGCTGGAGCATAATATGGCTGTGCTATTGCTGCGCCAACTACACCACCAATAATTAGTCCACCAATAGCTGGAGCAATCCAATTGTTGTTGTACCCGCCACGATAGTTGTTGTTGTTGTACCCGCCACGATATCCGTTATAGCCACCATGATATCCGTTGCCACCGCGATTCCATCCGTATGAAGGTGCTGTGCTGAGTAATGATGTTGCCACTAATAATGTTAAAATAAGTTTTTTCATGTTATAACTCTATTGGTTAAGTTGCTATGTTAATTGTACTTAGTTTTACTTTAATTGTCAACAGATTAATTTAATTTTTTACCAAACCCTTTTTTAGCTGCTGCTTTGGCATTAGCTGCTACTATTGTTTTTGAGTCCATTGAATCTTCACCTGCATCAGGAGCTTCTTCTTCGTTACCCACATATTTGATTACATTTGGATTTTCTGGATCTATAGGCAATAATAGTTTACTCAATGGTTCTTGAGAAATTAATTGAGTTAAATTACCCTGGGGGCCATCGGTGACATTAACTCCAAGACGTTGAGCTAACTCAATAAACGCTTTTGTAGATATTTGCTTTTTTGAATCATTGTCATCAGCAATTCCTGATAGGAATTGCGCTAGTGCTCCAAGTTTACTAGTATCTACCTTCTGCGTATTTTCTACTTCAAAGATTAACATTAACGTTTAGCGCGACCTAGGCCGGCGCCATCCATGCTAGGGTCATCCATTTCAGGATCATCAAGTCCTGGCTCAGCGTCTAACTCTGGATCTTCAGGTCCTGGCGCAGCGCCTAACTTTGGATCATCAAGTCCTGGCTCATTGCCCAATCCCATCTCATCACCTAAGCCCGGTTCTTGGCCCGGGGCTGCGGCAGATTGTTCACCTGTAACTACACCAAGCGCACGATCCATTTCAAGTTTGGCTGCTTGTACAGTTTGTACTAAATTAGCAAGTACCTTCGTAACATCCGTATTAAACTGCATCGCTTGATCAACGCCAATTTGATTTTGCATTTCGCTCACAAGCGGCGGCAAAGTCTTAAATTGCATAGTAGAAACTTCTTCTAGCATTGTCTGAATGTCATCAACCATAGCTTTAGCTGCGATAACTACTTGAGCTTGTTGAACTTCTGATTCACGCAATAAACGATACAATTGACGGCGCATTGATTTGCTTTCAGTTTGTAACGCAGCCTGGGCAACTAATTGTTGATCGGCGGTGGTCAAAGATTGGCCAGATGTGCTCTTTTGAATGGCAGCTTTGATCTTTGGATCTTTAAACTTAGTGTTTATTAACTGTTGCGTTTTTTGCTTGGCAGCAGCATCACCGGCTACTACGTTGGCATTAGGAGTAGCCTGCGCGTTTTGAGCTGCATTTTGTGCTGTGTTTTGATTGGCACCAGCTGCATCACCAATGCCAATTGTCGCTGTTTCTTTCACTTTAGCTTTCAATACGCGCTCTAGCATCATCAACTTTAAATAAGTTGGATTCTTTTCACTACTATGAAAAGCTGGGGTAGCTCGGTGCTCAGTAACTAGCTTCTGTACTTTATTAAGCATAGAACGAGCTTGCCGTGGAGAAATCACATCAACATTTATACTGTCTCCGAAATAACTTTCAAAAACCTCAGCGGCTTGTTTTGATGGCTTGGTCGCGGCCAGTTCGAACATTTTCATTATTAAATCCTTTTTGTTGATAGTATTTAGCGTAGTTGACACATTTGTTTAATTGTCGCTCAACCTGCTTTTTATGGATAATTTTGGTTTCTAATTTAGTTTCCACGGTTTCACGAAATAATGAATTTTTACTACGTTCTGCCACACTTACCCGAGTTGTAATATCATTAGATAAGGATCTTAATTTATTATCCAAAATTAAGATATCTCGTGCTAGATTATAGTTAGAAAACTTGCTGGCTATACACCAGCTTAACGCTGTTTTTGTGCTACTAAACATACCCATATTTGTGCCAGAACAATAAACATGGCATACTGTTTTTTCTTTTTTTATAACATATCTTCCAAAAACTTCAAAGCTGCCATCCTCATTTGGAAAAATAAGATTGGTTAATATTTTAGGAAATTCTTTCCTAAAAGCTTTGTCAAATTCAATTTCTGATGTCATTTTATAATATAATGTGATATAAAGTATCCAACGATTGCCACTAATGTTCCAATAATTCCAATACCCCAGCCAATTAGCCGATCATTATTTTTTTCAGCCATTTTTGTCAAAGTGCTTTTTACCTCGGCTATATCAGTGCCCATGTGTGAAATTTTATCATCTAGCGTAGATAACTTAACTTCAACTGCGTTATATCGCTCAGCGCATAACTCAACATGCGCTTCTAAACTTTTCTTCTCAATATCAGTGGGTTCAACCATTATGTTTCCTCGATAGTATATTTAGTATAATAAATTAAACCATATATTTTGAGAATTACCAGTAACTACCAAATACGGCGATAATTCATTTTTATTCTCTAAATTTATCAACATCGGAACGCCATTACAATCAGATAACAACATTTCAGTTGGATTTTCCTCAGGTCCAAATACATATGGAGCATCCACTTCAAAATCAAAACTCCATATCTTATTTGTTTGCTCAGGTCTGTCTAATTTAGCAATTTGGGTACGCAATCCTATAAGTTGGGTTAGTGTTTCCCAGTTTCGCTGTTGATTTCTAGATCTATTCCATGTTGTTTCATTTGTTATTTCAGTGTCTGCTAAATCTTTAAACGGAACACGTGAAGATTTGTAATGCCCGGTAACACCTGTGGCAGTAATGTCAAATAAAGTTTTGCAAGAGAATCTCATTCTGAATCTTTAGACAGTTCATACAATACTTCAGCCTGAGAGCATATATCATTAAGTGTAGGGTTATTGCGTCTAGCATTAAAAATGTTCATCCAACGCTCATATTCTGCTGTTTCTTTCTCACGAACATCATCTTTAGAATGTAAATGTCGTGTATGCTCACCCGGTTTACGAGAATAAACAGTACGCCCACCGTCTGGGCTTTCAAAAATTGTTAATTCGGTAATTTTGCTAACCATCATAATGTATGTGTATTTAACTAATTAAAATATGTGTCAACAAAAAGCCCCTTGCGGGGCCTTTAATTATTGCCATCTTGCGATAGCTTTGGCTCGCATTTTGGCTTTAGTTTCTTCACTATGTTTGCGCCCTAACATAGAATTTGGCGTAGTACGATTTTTAGCTATCTCTGATAAACGATGTTTGGTTTCTTCGGTATGTTTATGAGCAACTCGTACTGCATTACTCATTTTAGTCTTAGTTTCTTCACTATGCTTTCGTCCTTTAAACCCAACCATATTTTCTTTCATTTTTTGTTTAGTTTCAGCACTTCGTTTAATTCCAGATGGGTTTGGTGGCAATCCTCCGCCCGGTGCTTTATTAAGGCCAACGCCGCTGGTTGGCCTAAGACTTTTTTCAATTTCTCTACAAAATTTAGTTTCGCCATGTAAATAAACATCAACCATTCTGTTTTCTAAAAAATTTTGTTTTCTGGAATGTTCTTTTAATCTTCGAGTTAAATTTTTTGTAATCCCAATATATCCTTGCGAGTTTATATCGGTTTCTAGATCGCCATGGATCCAATATATTAAACAATCATTGAGCATAACACCTCCTTAAAAATAAAAAAGCTCAAGAGTGTGTGTATGTGTGTGTATATTATTTATGTTAATTAACAAAAAACCCGCATACGCGGGTTTAGTGTTTTTAAAGTTAACTTTAAAATTAGGCTGCTGCTGTAGCTGTTGAAGCTAAACGGAAACCAACGTCTGTAACTGTAGCGCCAGAGGCATCATAGCCTGTACCAGCAACGTTAGCACCTAACGCACGGATAGCTGTCTGCAATGTAGCT